GAAGAGTATGTGGAGATTGCCGTCAGGCTAGCCTCCCGCCCGGCCACCCTAGAGAGGATGCGGGCACATCAGCGAAAGTCATTCCAAGGCTCAATCCTGATGGACTACAAGGGTCAGGCCGAACGATTCGGGGATTGCATTAGGAACTGCTGGCGGGAATACTGCGACAAGTGAAAGCCCTTAGAATAATCGTTGATTTTGGCGAGGTTGATTACGACGAAAACGAAACGGAATACTTCTCAGTGTTGGCGTCTCGCATGGGTTATATTCAATCTTTGGGCGACAGTCCATTTGAGGTTCTACGCGAACAAGCAGGAAGGGTCCTAGAAGACAATCTTCAGGCAGTCGCAAGGGACCTAAAAGCCGATTCAGCCCCATCAGCTAAATGAAAACGACAATCGTTAGTCGTGGCTTGTTCACCAGACGGGCCTTTTGGGATGGGGGTTCCGACGAGAAGGAGCGGGCGAGATTACGTTTTGAAAAACAATGGCCCCAAGTCCCATACACCAACCAAGACCTTCCGAGCATGGGGGACGTTCGCTCGGGATACTGGATTCAGAAGAATCCGATCAAGGTAGAAGGGCAGGACGTTTTCTGGGAAACGGATTAAAGGTCGTTCAACTGGTTCGCTAAGTCCTGCACCATCCGAGCAGTGACCTTGGAGTGCAGGCCGATGTAAAGACCTTCGTCGTGGATGTGGTTCGCCCGCTTAAATTGCTTGGCCTTCCCATATCCTCGAAACGCCGTATGTCGCAGTAGATTCCCCCCCACGATGGGGCGATGTTCAATCCCAAGCTTATTGAGCAGCTTCTTGACCTTCACAATCCCACCATCCTTCCGGCAGACAATCGGGAGCACCAGGGGAACCGAGTTGCCCAAAAGCATGTGGGGATTCTCATAGTTCTTATCATCTAACTCGTGCGTGAACTTGGCCGAGAGGGCGCGGCGCTTCCAGCAGAAATCTAGGGCGCGGCGGAAGTCCAAAGACGCCATATAGGCAATCAGGTTACTAGAACGATGATTGCTCCCCATTAGGTAGAAATCGAAATGGGGGTGGGCCTCTGGGTTCTTATACGCATCCGGCATCCCCCTTGTCATCCCGTGGTTCCGCGCCATCCGATACCAACAAGCCTCCTCTGCGGTCTGACAGAACACCATCCCACCCTCCTGATTCCCTGACGTGTGGTGGGAGAAGTAGAAAGACGTTGAGGAGGTGCCAAAGTTGCAAAAATGACGCTCGTCCCACAAAGAGAAAGAGGACTCGCAGTTGTCCAAATAGAGCGGGACGGAACGGTGGTCACAGATTTTTTGTATCCGGTCCAAGTCGCCCGAAAGACCCAATAGCGTCGTATAAAAGACCGCCCCCACGTCCTTATCGAGCAGGGCAATTGAAACCTGATCGCCCGAGGAACACATGTTTGAACTCACGTCCATGAACACGGGCTGAAAGCCAAGCTGTATCCACGGGGAGACTGCGCTGATCCAGTTGACCACCGGGAAGACAACCTTGTTCTTTTGTGGCCACTCCCCGCCCTGCATCAACTCGTGCTTCCGGCGTTGGGCGATTAGGAGGTTGGCGGCACTCCCCGAGGAAACCATGATAGCGTAGGGGGCACCCGTGTAGTCCTCCCACTGCTGTTCGTATCGCCGCACCCACTCGCCCGCGCTCCAATGGTTCTCCTTTAGGAGCCACGCCCCAATCTTCAGCTTGTCCAGAACAGTGAAATTAGAGACGGCAAGGGGCCACTTCATTGCCACACTTGAGGCAGAAATACCTAGTTAAGTCAACTGTTGACTTGTAAATAAAACCATGAATTGATTCGCCCCATGGACCGACGCAACGAAATCCCAATTATTGTTGAAAGCGTGGTCACATCAGAAAGCAAGGGGTTGGAGAGCAAAGACCCAAAACTGGCTGTGACAGCCCTTGAAATGATGTGTGCCGGTTATGGATTCAGGGCGATTGAACTAAAAACCGGAGTCCCCTTCGACACCCTCACCGGCCTCCGCTCCCGTCATCAAGTCGCCATTGATATTCGCCGGAAGCAACTCGCCTCGGATGGATTTGAAATGACGGAGGGGTTGCGACTCTTGGCGAAGGAGAAGATGAGCCAGTTGGCGAAAGACCCAGAGAAACTAAACAAGACGAATTTGCGGGACTTGGTGGTTAGTTGGGGAATCGCCCAAGACAAGGGGATCATCGCCGCCGAGGGGAATAGAACGATTGTCGAACACGTCTCCCGCCGCCCCTCCCTTGCCGATGCCCAGGCCGCCATCGAAGAAGCCCGCAAGGCCCTACAGAAAGACGCGATTCCGATATGAGTCTCGTTTGGAAGACCCACCCGATCCTCAACCCCCCCACGGTTGAGGAGATTTCACAGATGGCCCCTGAGAAGGTGGCTGAGTTGTGGGAGATTTACCATGAGGCGATAGACAACAGCGAGCGCGACCCTTACCGCTATGGGTTCATCCTTCCAAACTGGCTGGTAGCCGATGAACTCCTTTCCAAGTGGAACGAGATTTTAGTGTCTGGTGGAAATCGTTCAAGCAAAACGACTTGGGCTGCTAGGGCTGTCGTGCGGGCTGCCCTAGAAAACCCCGGTTCTGTCATCTTCTGTTTCGCCCAGAACGCAGACGTGTCAATTCGTCAGCAGCAGTCGGCGGTCTATGATGCACTCCCCGAGGAGATGCGGAAGCGGGTGATGGGGCAGGAGGTGAACGTCTCCTACACGCGAAAGAATGGGTTTTCCAAATCCTCCCTAATTCTCCCCCAAGTAAAGAGCCATATCATCTTCAAGACCTATTCCCAATTCCTGAACAACGACACGATTTTGGAGGGGGCGGAACTAGGCTGTCGGGAGCCCGTTTGGGTCAACGTGGGGGCGTGGTGCGATGAATACCTGATTGGCCCCGAACTCCTGAACACGCTTCGTTTCCGCTTGGCCACCCGCAACGCCAAGCTAATTGTCACCTTCACCCCCATTGATGGATATACGGAAGTGGTTCGGGATTACTTGGAGGGGGCGAAGACCGTTGAACGCAGAAAGGCGGAATTACTGAATGGGCGGGATGTCCCCTTCGTCCAACACAGCAAGAATCGCAACGCTGGCATCATCTACTTCCATTCCGAACAGAATCCTTTTGGTGGGTATGAGCGTATTGCGAAGGACTTGGCCGGCCGGGACGAGTCGGAGATTCTTACACGCGCCTACGGTGTCCCAACCAAGAGCGCATCCAGCAAGTTCCCCGGCTTCTCGGTCGAGGTCAACGTCCTCCCCCACGATAAAATTCCCCGGAAGAACGTAACGAGATACATGGTCCTAGACCCAGCGGGCCGAAAGAACTGGTTCATGTGCTGGATCGCCGTGGACGCATCGGAAACCTACTACGTCTATCGGGAGTGGCCGGATGTGAATGTGGGGGATTGGGCGAAGTGGCATCAAGGTAAATACATCGGCGGGGAAGGGTCTAAGGGCCTCGGTTACGGCATCAAGGACTATGTGGACATGATTATGAGATACGAGGAGGGGGAGGATGTTTATGAACGCCTGATTGACCCTCGCTTGGGTGCAGCCAAATACCAGACCCAGAACGGAGCCAGCAGCATTATCGAGGAATTGGCTGACGCGGGGTTAATCTTCGTCCCCGCCCCTGGACTGGAAATCGAGGACGGGATTCAGGCGATGCAGAGCAAGATGGCCTACAACCGGAGAAGTTCAGTGGACGCCATCAACCGCCCCCACTTCTACGTCTCCGACAGGTGCCAGAATATCATCACCGCCCTACAGGAATATACGGGGGAGGGCGGGCCGGATGAAGCGCATAAAGACCCAATCGACGTAATACGTTACGCCAGTATAGACGGCATCAGGCACGTCGATGTGAACAACTATCAAACAATGAAACGAGCAGGGGGTTACTAATATGAATGTAGCTAAATGGCTTACGGACCCGGAAAAACCCGGAATGAAAACGTGTAAGATTTGCCGAAATCAAAAACCGCTAAGGTGTTTCGATAAACACCCAACGGCACGCTTTGGGGTAAAACAAGACTGTAAAGAATGTCATAGTGCATTAAGTCGTGCCGAACGCCACAAGAGACTCAGGGAGCGCGGGAAGGAGCCAAACCAGATTCGGGTGCCCGTTAAATCAAAGACCAAAACACAAGGAGACAATCGAGATGATGGAATGGTGTTTTGGGCAATGGAGAGATATAAAGGAAAGCTTTATGAACGGTGGGTAACACCCGAGAGATTCACCGAGTTGCGGAAAGCGGTGTATGCCCGGAGGCGGTGGAGGTCTAAGAACGACCCAACCTTTCTTGAGGGGCACCGAAATCACAATGCACGATACAGAGCCAAAAACAAATCAAAGAAATGAAAACACCAAATTGGATAATGCGAATGTTTGGGGAATCCAGGGCCATCGCTCCCCCCAAGGCCTATACGCCAACCCCAGAGATTATAACGGCACATCATATTATCGCCCAACTTCAGATGGATAACGCGCAGGCCAATAAGCTAATCGCAGGAAACAACGCATATATTGAGCGGCTTCACCGCGACGTGGATTTCTGGAAGGGCGCATGTGAAAGACTGACGTGGACAATTAACAATCCAGAAAAGAAACGCATACGGAGGAAGAAGAAATGAAAAAAACCGAACTACAACTTGTGCTGAAACTACTGGAGCACTTCAAAAAGCAATTCTCAATGGAGATGGGAATTGGGTCGGAACTGACCGACGCAATCAACACCATCAAAGAACTGATGGAGGATAAACCATGAAAACATACCTAAACAGAAAACAGGCCGTCAAAATCACCATTCAGTTCGGACAATTGCGAGAATTGGACGGGAACCCAGAGCTATTCAAACCATTTGATGAAACGATTTGGAGAGGCGAGATTTCAGACGAAATGATGGCCCAGTCTAAAGACGATGGGGTAACTGAGATAAAAAACTTAGCCGCGAAAATTTATCTATGGGCCACCGACCCAACGATACAACAAAACGAGATGGAGTCTAATAAACAACCAGACGGTATGCATTTCATGGGCGCAGACGGAAAACTTTACGCCATTCCAGTGGAGGAACAGCCATGAAAAAAACAAGGATTACCACGTTGGCCAAGGCGCTGAAGATGGACATTCACGCCCTGATTAAACTGAGGATGCAGAAACTTTCGCCCGAACACTTCACGGGGTTTGGGAAGAACACATGGCTATTCCCCGAGGGGGTGGCCCTCCTGAAGCTCGCGATTGAGGCCCCGCTTGCCGTGCCTAATCGTCTGGGGGCGATGGTGATTCGGGACGCCAATAACCCTCGTTGGGTGTATGCCAAGCTGGACGGGGTGGACGGGAAGGTGCCCGTGGCCATCCCCATGAAGTTGAGAGGGAGGTTGGCGGGGAAGCATATTGAGGTGGAGGCCATTACAGACGCCACGGGGGGGACGACCTATCGCCATGCAATCCTCTCCGCCTGACATAACGACCGATAAAGAATGGTGCGCGGAGCAGGCCCACCGCCTGCTTGGGTTTGAGATATTGCAGAGCGTTTTGCACATGGAGATGACCCTCCCCACCCCCACGGAGATAAAGGAAAGGACGGGAATCACCCGCAGCGAACCCAGCGAGATATACCGAAAGGTCTTCATCCCAAGGCTCCTGAAGAAGCTCGGGGCGGACAACTTTGACGACGCCCTTACCGTGGTGCGCCGGATGCGGGACGAGATACGCTGATTTAACGTATAATGGGGCCACTTACCTGATGCAACTTACCGACGAACAAGAAGCCCTGACCTATGTGCAGGACACCCCCGAGGTCATGGCCCTGCGTAGTGCCTACGAAAGAACCCTCAATGACTTGGAGTTCTACATGCAGAGTTGCCGGGATTCCTATGACCAGCGGAGGAATATCTGGCCGGGTAAGAGCCAGGATTTGCGAAAGAACTCGGTGGATGCGTTTCCGTGGAAGGGGGCGGCGGACACCGAGGCCCACGTCATTGACGAGCGGATCAACACCTACATCTCCATCTTCATGTCTGCCCTCCAAAGGGCTAACATTCGGGCGTATCCAGTAGAGGTGGGGGACTTGGGCAGGGCGAAGGTGGTCAGTTCGTTTTTGAAGTGGATGGTTTCAACCTACATCCCGCAGTTCCGCCGCCAGATGGAGTTGGGCGGAAACTACCTGATGGAGCGTGGCATAATGATTTCCTATGTGGGGTGGCAGAAGAAGGACTTCACCTATAAGCAAAAGCTGACGCTGGACCAAGTGGCCAAATTGTCCCCAGACCTAGCAAAGATGGTCCTGATTGGGGACAACGACCAGCAGTTGATCGAGGTCATCACCCAGCAGTTTCAGGGGATGAAGCCGAAGCGGGCGAAACGCATCCTGTCCGACCTGAGAAAGACCGGCATGGCGGAGTTCCCCATTGTTAAGCAATCCGTTGATTGCCCCTTGGTCCAAGCGTTAGCCCCAGACGGAGATTTCTTCTTTCCGGTCTATACGACCGACCCCCAGCAGGCCCCTAATTGTTTTTGGCGGACCTACATGACCGCACAGGAGTTGCGGAACAAGATCGCCACCGATGGATGGAACAAGGATTGGGTGGAATACGTCATCACCCACTGCAAGGATTCCAGCGAGACGATGCAGGTTGAACGGCGCGGGTCCGTGACCAGCCGCACCCCCATCTATCGTTCTGATGAACTCTATGAAGTCATCTATGGGTATCGGAGGCTGATTGACCAAGAGGACAACGCCCAAGGCATCTACTGCACCATCTTCCATCAAGACGTGATAGACAAGACGGAGTGCCCCGACCACGCCAAGCACGAGTTGCTTAATGGGTATGAGGACTATCCGGTGGTGGTCACGAAACTTTCCGAGGACAGCAAGCGCCTCTACGATGTCCAAAGCGCCCCCGACCTTCTCCGTGGTTCCCAATGGCAGGTAAAGGTGGAGCAGGACAGCCGGATTGACCGGAACAGCCTCGCCACCCTTCCTTGGATTGAGCATCCGGTTGGCAACGCCCCCAAAGACATCCGTCCTGGTGGGTTTCTGCCTTATCGTCGTCAGGGGGAGGTCAAGTATGGCCCGACCCCCCCTCCCAATCCCGATTCGGAGAGGATGCAGATTAGCATGGTGGAGCAAGCCGACAAGCTGATGGGCCTGAACCTAGATTCGCCCCTCGCCACCATCCGTCAGCAGTATTTCGTGAACAAGTTCCTTGAGCATGTGCGGGATGTTCTACGGCTGGCCTACAAGTGCTATCAGCGTTTCGGCCCCGATGAGGTGTTCTTTCGCGTGACGGGTGTCCCGGACCCCCAGAAGTTCAGCAAGGGCGATCCAGACGAGGACTTTGACATCAACATCAACTTTGACGTTCTCTCCAACGACCCCGAGAACCTTGAAAGCCAGATGCAGCAGTTTGTCAGTCTGATGCAGTTGGACAAGACTGGGCGAATTGACGTGGATGAACTGTTGGGGATTCTAGCCTCCGCCATCAACCCCATTCTGGCTGATGCGGTTCTCCGCCCAGCGCAGGAGGCCCAGCAGCAGATTGTCCAACAGGTCACAACGGACCTGAGCAAGATATACGCCGGTATCGAGGTGGGCGCACGTCCCAACGGCTACCAAGTGGCCATGCAGGTCATCCAAAATTATGTCCAGCAACCGGACGTGATGCAGCGGCTTGGGTCCGACGAAGCGTTTAAGGCCCGTTTGGAGAAATATTTCGATCAATACGCCATGCAGGAAAAGCAGGCCAAGAATGTCCAAGTGGGCAAGCTGGGAACGCAGCCCGCATCCATGGGGAACGTCCCCACCCAGAGCCTACAAACTGAATAATTTAACCCACAACCAACATGAGCATAGTCACCGATTATTATAACAACGAGGCCGTCTTTTCATTCACGTCAGAAACAGCCTTTACCCTGCCCAGCTACAACAGTCGGGCGGTCATCAACATCAAGAACCTGTCCACCCCGGCCCTCACGCTCACGGCGTTTGGGTCTGAGACGATTGACGGGGCCTCCACCCTCGTTGTCACCGGCCTCTCCACAATCAAGCTGATTAAGGGCGAAACGGGTTGGGTGGTGATTGAGGGGAGCGATAGTAATTACACTGTCGCCACGCAGGGGGCGGGAACGGCGTATAGCCTGACCGACACCGCCGCCGCCATTGATTTTGGCACCACCGACCCTGCCATTGTGCTCACCCAAGCGGGCACCTATCTGGTAATGGGGCAGGTCCAGTTGACCTACACGGGCGCGACGGTGGCTGCCGAGACGGCCACGATCAAGGTTCGCCGCACGAACAACACGGCGGCTGACGCCTCCTCGGTCATCCTTATCGACCTCCCGGCAGCCACGACCCTCACCCACACCTACGGGGTGGTCCCCATTCCGCCGTTTTT